GCAGTTGGTAATGGAGAGTTCTTAGAACTACAAAGAACAACTGGATTATTTTCTGGTCCATTCTCTGACATTTTATTAGCTATGAAAACAAATCGTGATCCGTTTACACAGCGTGTTATCTGGGATGAGCGTGATCCTATGCAGGAAAGAGTTAAGAGTCTTATGTGGTACACATATAGTTTAGGTATGCCATCATGGTTAACACCTAATGGTGCTATCAGTAAGACTGTGAAAGCATTTCAAGATACGCCACGCCCAACAGGTCAACCATCAGATACAGTGCCACAGGCATTGATGCGTTTTGTTGGTGTGAATACTTACGGATTAGAGCCACGTGAAACAAGGACAAGGAATATTAAACGCTTACGTCAGGATATAAAAGACACACAACAAAGAATGAAGTGGACAATGAAGAACCAAAGCCTAGATCAAGACACTAAGAATGCTAGGAGAATCAAATACTTAGCTTTGGTTAGAGAAAAACAACAGTTATTACAGCAATATATACAAGATACTGCTATACCGGAATCAGTATTAAATAGAAAAAGTAAATTACAGTAATGGATAGAACTAAATTAATGCAAGAACTAATAGCAGACGAAGGATATAAGTATGAAATATATTTAGATCATTTGGGGTATCCAACAATGGGTGTTGGGCATTTGATTTTAGAATCCGATGAAGAACATGGAAAAGAAGTTGGAACTGCCATATCTGAGCAGCGAATTATGGAGTGTTTACACGCTGATATAGATATTGTTTGTAAAGAATTAGATAGAGGACTGTCTTGGTGGAGAGGGCTAAGTGATAACCATAGGCGAGTCTTAGCTAACATGTGTTTTAACTTGGGACTTCCAAGACTAAGTGGATTCAAAAAGTTTTTAGCAGCTATGGAAGAAGGGGATATGGATACGGCTGCTGAAGAAATGATGGACTCAAAATGGGCAACGCAAGTAGGAGATAGAGCAAAGCGTTTACAAATTAGAGTTAAGCAAGAAAATCAGTGAATAAATATAAGATAACCTTTATAGGAGTCCTACTCTTTATAGGGTTACTAGGTTCTGTTGCATTAAGTTCCGCAGAAAACGAACCTGAGAACCCAGACTGTACGGCTGGTACTGAATTTTGTGAGCAAAATTCGTTAGACACAACGAACAATACAACCACAAATAATACCAACACAAATACCAACACAAATACCAATACCTCAACCAGTACCGCTACAAATACGAACAATAATACCAACACATCCACATCTACAGCTACTAACTCAAATACCAACGTAAATACCAACAGCAACGCCAATACCAATGTGAACACATCCACTGCGACCACTACGAGTACAGCTACAAATAATAACGTTGCATCAGGTGGAACAAATAATACAAATACAAATGTAAATACTTCCACATCTAGCAACGCTAATACCAATGTAAATACCAATACTAACAACAGCACGGTCAACAGTACCGTTAATTCAAATAATACGAGTACAACAAATAATACCAATACGAATACGAACAACAGCACCAGCAGTAATACCAATAATAATACGAACACCAGTACCTCAGATAACACCAATACCAATACCAATACCAATGTGAATCAATCCACATCTGATTCAAAGGTAGAAACTGATAACACCAATACGAATAACAACAATAGTGTCAGCGATAACACGAATCGAAATATTAACGAATCCAATACCACGCAAACGATTAAGCAAGAAATAACCAGTAAGGCTCCTCCTGCTTCTGCGATTGCTCCTAGTATCATGTCTTATTCACAAGACTTATGTACGACTGGAAGGTCAGGTGCTTTTCAAGGTCAGGTCTTTGGTATATCAGGCGGTAGAACCATAAGGGATGAGAATTGTGAAAGGTTAAAGCTAAGTAAGTACATCTATGATATGGGCATGAAGGTCGCAGCAGTATCTATTCTTTGCCAAGATGAAAGGGTATTTCAAGCGATGGAAATGGCAGGAACGCCCTGTCCATACATGGGTAAAATTGGCAAGGAAGCGACACAGAGTTGGAAAGCAAACAGAACCGACAGACCTGATTACGATATAAAGAAGAAGAAATTTATAAAAAGATGTAGAGACACTAAGCACGTTGCAGGTGACTTGGATGGTTTAAGAAAAGGCAAATTGACTTGTAAAAAAGAATGGAATGAAAACGCTATCAATTAAATCTATAGCAGGAATTGCTTTAGTTTTTTTATTGGGCGTAGTTACGCCACAGTTAGAAGCTGATTATATCTATGAAGCTAACCAAGACTTATACGATTTACAAACCAATCCATCAGGCTCTACAGGACTAGGCTCAAATGATGATTCAGTTTCGGGAGCCTTTGATTTAGGCTTTACCTTTACCTTTTATGGTAATGACTACACCCAAGCAAGAATGGCTACCAATGGTTGTTTGCACTTTAATCTAACGGGCAGTTATTGTGGGGATTACACCCCTGATCCACTACCTCAATACACTAATACTTTATTTGTGTTTTGGACTGACCTGATAAAAGACGGTGGTTCAGCTATGAAAGCCAAAGCCTTTGAGGACTACACTATTTTTGGTTGGTATAACATGAGGGAATACAATCGGGCTAATTCCGATAACAGTATAGAAGTCTGGTTGTACCCCAATGACACTTATGAGTATCGCTATGGCGAATTAGACATTATCTCCCATGATGTCTTGATAGGGGAACAGGGAAGTTCCTCACAGCTTTACACTTATCATTTCTTTGATGAATGTAGTACAGGAACAACCAATGCAAGTAATTGTGTTAGCTACGATTGGAACTCTAGCAGTAATGCGGTGAATACTTTACTGGAAGAGGGTGGTTCTTTGTATGGTGACGGGACTAATCAATCGCTGTGTGCAACAGTTCCTTTAACTTCAGTGAACTGTTCTGGCTATGCCGTAGCTTATTTTACTCAACAGTGCGATCTAAGTGCTTTATACAATTCGGATTGCACTGGTTATGCAGTTGCCTATTTAGCTCAACAATGCGGTTTAAATACGTTGTATGATTCTAGTTGTACTGGTTACGCAGCAGCCTACTTAACGCAACAATGTGGCTTAAATGATTTATACGATAGTGCCTGTCCGAATTATGGTACAGCTTATCGTATTCAACAATGTGATGAAGATGCTCAGTATTCTCCGACCTGTAATGGTTATGTTCAAGATACAGTAGCTACCTATTATGTAGAGGATACAACTGATTACGGCTATGTAGAGGACATTTGGATTGACGATGATCCCTACGCAGGTATGTATTTCACTGATGCTGAATGGTATGAAATAGACATTATGGAATTTGGTCAAACACAGGTAGATGAATGGTATGGTTCTGATGTGTCATTTGATGATGGTGGATATATTGTTTGGGATGATTCGGAATTGAACTCATGGGAAGAATTGGATCAACAAATGGATTTCTATGATGATTTTGTAGAAACTTATGAATACACCGAAGAAGTTTATTTAGTTTCTTATGACGAGTTTGAACACGATCCTTTGCTCTTTGATACGAGTGAAGAATTATTAGATGACTTCATTTTCTATGAAACAGTTTTAATAGCAAACTATGAAGAAGTAGATGCCTATATAGAATTTGAAACTATTGAAGAACTTGATGAATGGTATGAAGAAGAATTGGCACAAGTAGAAGAAGAAGAATTTAGAGAAGAACTTTTGGCGGAAGAAGAAGTGGTAGAAGAAATAGAAGAAAGAATAGCGGAAGCAGAGGAAGAAATCCTAGAAGAAGAAGAAGAAGAAGAAGAAAGGAAAGGGGGAATAACTGCTGCTCAATTAAATGTAGTTGCTCAAACGATTACCACAGCTACCAACAGTGTATCTAATCCAGCAAGCAATGCAGTTACTACTAGAGGTTGGGGAAGTTCCTCATCAGGCGGGGGTAGTTCAAGTGTTGGTACGACAAGCGGTAATACCACCACAACGGCAGTAGCCAATTCCGCTTCTGGGGGTGGATTTTCTACCAGCAGTTCTCCCAGTATTTCAGACCAGATACAAACCGCCCAAGTACAAACCAACACCGTATTAAGTTTGAGCCAGGATATGAGTTCAACCAGTGGCAGTACACAGACTGTGAGTAATGTATCAGTAATAGTAACTCCTTTACCTGGACTAGACGCTACTCCACAAGTAGTCATGGCAGATGTACAAGTAACCGATATGCAAGGCAAAATTGATACCGCTATTGGAGGTGTGATGACGGCTAGTGAAGCGGACCAGATAGCAGATCAGATAGTAGCTGACAACATTAAAGAACAACAAGAAGCAGGACAAACCACACAAGAAGAAACAGGACAATATGCAGACCAGTCTACCTTAGTAGCCTTTATGGGTTATGTCCCTGGTTTTGATGCCTACCGAGAAGCCACTATTCCCCAAGCTGCAACTTGGTATGAGCCTAGAGTAATCTATGCGGATGCCTCAATTTCAGATAATATAGATGCGTTTTATGGCTTAGCCAGGAAAAGTCTTAACACCATGCAGAGTTTAATTAATTCACAGCCTAATTTGTAGGAGAAAAATATGGAATGGTTTAAATCAAAAGGGGGGCAATTAATAGCTTTGGTTACTATCGTAGGAACTCTAGCGGGGTTCGGATACACGGGCGCAACCTACGTTAATCGTTTAGAAAACTTAGAGAACAAGATAGGGGGTCTAGGCGAGACGGAAGATGCCCAACAAGCAATAGAACAAAGGTTTGCGACCATAGAAACTTCAGTAGAGTTTTTAGAAAAACAGATAGATAATATAAAGATCCCCGATAACAGTGAAACAAAAGCCTCTGTTGCTTCATTAACTAGCGATGTAGAAAGAATCTGGGTTGAGTTAGACAAGTTAGAAGATAATAAAAATCCTTTAGCTAATTAGAATTTATGCAGTATAATCGAGTCATCAGCTTTTCGCTGCAGCCTTCGGGAAAGGCTCTAACCCGCAATTTCGTTGATTATAACGCTGGAGAAATAAATGGCACGTAAGAAGAAATGAACAACTTTTTTGTAGTTGGCTTACCTCGAAGCCGAACAGCTTGGTTAGCTAATTTTTTAACCTATGAAAATAGATTTTGTTATCATGAAGGAATTGATGGTTGTTCGACAGTGGAAGAGTATAAAAAGAAACTAGGAACTAACAAAGGGGACAGTTGTACAGGGTTAATGTTATTAGAGTTAAATAAAGAATTTCCTAATGCTCCTGTAGTAATTATTGAAAATAATATTACCAAAGCCGTAAAATTTTCCAGACAAACATATGGAATTGACACAACAAAAGAAATGCAAATATTAAAAGAAAAAATGAGCTTTATTCGAGGACTACGCATAAAATTAGAAAATATTAATGACGCTTTGGAAGATATTTGGGTACACCTTATTGGTACACCTTATAACGAAGAAAGAGGAAACTTATTAAAAAATATGAATATACAAACAAATAATTATTTTAATTATGATGAAAAAGCAGCTAAAACATTGCTTATGAGGATGCAATAATGGCATGGATAGCAGCACTTATTACCGCAGGTGGTGCTGTTTTAGGTTCTTTAGTGGGAGATAAGGGGGGAGGTGTTGGCGGAGCTACTTCCGCACAAGTTCAGGGCGGACAAACAGGACTGCAGTATCAAGACGTGGTGGGCTCGGGTATCTCACCTTTTGAATTTGAAGAAGAGCAAAGACAGTTTGATGAGGAACAACAACTAGAAGAAGCCATGGCACTAGCGCAAGGACAAGGCTTATGGAGTGGTGGACCGTTGTTCGCGGCTGATGGAAATTCGATAGATTTTAAAACACAGATAGCGCAAGATATTTTTGGACAGGGTATTAAAGATTTCATGCCGCAAGGAATACTTGGTATATTGCTCGCTAAACATTATTTAGATAACGTTGATGAGGGGGAAGAAGAGTCAATAGTTCCTATGCCTGCAAATATGGGGCGTCCACTGTACGCGAACGAAGGGTTAGAAATTGAAGACTATTTTTCAGAAATTGAATTTGATCCTAATGCAATTAGCTCTGAAGTAGTTTCGTATGATAAAGACTCGGGGCAACCAAGAACAGAAGAAACTGATTTAACAGATCCTCTAACAGGTGAAGAATTTGGACAACAAACCGCAGAAATAGATGAAGGACTTAAAGCGGAAAGAATGGAAAATATTTTTGAAGGACTTGGAACGTTTATTGAAGTAATGGATCTTGTAAAAACATTAAAACCAAAAGAACAAACAACAACTATATCGCCACGCAGACCAGTAACTCCTTTAC